AACGCTTATCTGCAATCGACCGACGGTGTCCGTGTCAGTAGCGTCTAGCGTGATCTGGTAGTAGCCGTTTTCGTCATGCGTACCTCCACCGGCATTCTTTGCTGCCATGTTGCCGCCGTTTTTGGACAGGCGGATGTCAGTGTTAGCAATCGTTAGGCCAGTTTCAGATGTGGCACCGTCTGTGTCATCAACAAACGGACCTATCATAATCGGTTGGCTAGCTGTGGATTGTTTCAGGTATAGCATTTCAACTACCTAGTCTTTGCATCCGGTAGTGGTGTTCCATTACAGGGACCGTAGCCCCGCCAGTCGCTAAGTCAGCCGCTTCAAAGTCATCTCCGTAAGGACCATCAGTCGGGGCGCTGTGTTTCCTCAGATACGTGCCGCACCGAGTGTTTCCAGTTATAGCGGTATCGGTGACTGTCAGTTGCGATACAGAGTTGCGAAACAACTCCAGGTCGCTGCCGTCCACTTGCAGCTTGATTTCCTCGGGATAGTAAAGCGTGGTCGTGCCAAGAGTGCTGACTAGGCTTGTGTTTGTGCCGGAAACCCTTTTGCGTATTGTTCGCCACGCGCTAGCGGTTCCGCTGGACCGTCTAACGAAACACCAGTAACACGTATCAGCAGAAGCGGAATGGCGCACGGTCGGTGCCGCCCAGTTCCAGTGCGAGCCTGACGCCGACCCGTCATTGGTATAGTCCAACTGACCATAGTGATCATCGCTAGACAAGTCATGTTCGGCACGGCACAAAGAGGGGTTACTGTGGGTATGAATCTGATTTGACGAAATAAACGAACTATTTACAGTTTCCGTCCAGGTCAAATCAGGGCCTACTGGATCACCATCGGCTTTGTTGAAGCTTTCGTTGATCGTTGTTTCATGCGGCAGTGGCGGCTTAACATGGCTCTTCAAGTCACGAGGAACCAACTCACGCCAATCGACCCCATACTTCTTTGCCCAAAAATCTAAGACCTTTCGGTAATGATCCGATTCGGGACCGCTGAGAAACACTTCGCGAAAGTCCTCTTGAATCAGCTTTTGGACAATCGCCGAGTGATCCTTCCCCCAGACAAACTTCTTCTTCAAGGCCTTGTGACCGCACAGGCTGAAGACCAGCCATCGCTTAGCCGTGGGAACAATTGGCTTGCAGCGTGATTGTCCTAGCGGATCTCCGCCATTGGTCACAAAATCAACGACCAATTCGCAAAGGTTGGTGCCTTGCGGACGATATCCTGCCTCTCGAAAGAACGCATCCCTGATCTTTGTAGTTGCTGGGACATGAGCAATACCATCTGCCTTCCCCAGTAGGTTGTATTCGGATGGCTGGCGTTCTGTCGTAGCAAACAATCCAACTTTACGATCACGTCCAGACGTTCCTTGATCTACAACACTGGCGAGATCAAACACGCCTTGTGTTGTCGGTGGCGGTTCATAGCGATCACCGTCTATGTCATCGCTGATCCACTTCCAGGGACCAAGGTAAAAGAACAAGTTGCGTAATCCTTGTGCAAGTAGGCCATCTTGGTAGTTACGTTATTTGGTTCGCCATCAACGTGGCGGCCGAAATTTCTGGATATGTGTGATTGCTCGGACGGCGACGCCTAGTTCGCCGCTTTCGATGGCCCGCCGGTAAACTTCCTGATAGGCGGCCAAACACCAGGCCTTGTCGGGTCCAGCGGCGGCCAGCTCGGCTATCGTGTGTCGTGCTTCCTTGATTAGCTTGGTGACCTGGCGTTTTTTCAGGTCCGGGTAATACAGGGCCAGGGCGTCCTCGATGTCATCCTGCCGGCAGCCCTCGACAATCCAGGCGAATACCTGGGCGGCGGGGTCGGCCTTGGGGGTCAGGTCTGACAAATTTCAGTTAGCCAGGCTCGGTGGAAATTATAAACGTCGATGGAATTGGACAGCGTAAACTGCTCGATGGCGTTACAGCTCCGCAGGTTGGCGCTGCTTTCTATGACGTATGCGTTGCCGTCAGCGGTTTTGCAGGCGATAACTTTGGCGTGGCTCTGCCTAGCGGCCAGTTGGCCGCCGCGGGCCGCCAGCTCGTCGGCCAGCTGGTCCGCTATGCTGTTTTTCTCCTGGGCGTAAAACGTGCTGCATACCAGGATGACGCCGCGGCCCTCGACCTGGCCGGCGTCGATCATGTCGCACAGGCCGTTGGCGTTGCTGCTGTTGAAACCAAGCGTGGCTATCGATAATCCCAATAATGGCCGGTGGGCCAGCCGGTAAATTGCCGGCACCAGGTCGAAGCCGTTGTAGTTGCCACGCATTACGCAATGTAGAACCTCATCCGGGCAGGGCAACTCGCGGATGTGTTTGGCGGCGTTCTGGACCTTCAGGGCGTTAAACGTCTTACGCTTGACAGCCCGCCGGCCCAGGCGGGTGTTGCTGGACAGGCGGGCCTGCCAGTCCTTGGTTTTCTTTTTCTCGCCGCCGGTGTTGCTCGCCGTCAGCGGGTTGGAGCGGGGGGCCAGTGGCATCTTATTGGCCCTCCTTGTCTTTCGGGGGCTTGGCGTAGCGTCGCAGCTGCTTGTGGTAGGCCCGGGGGTGGGCGACCTCATTGTCGCCGCGGCCGCTGCGGCGCTGGGTGTCCTCGTAACATTCCGGGCACAGGGCCAAGCCGCGGAATTGGTAGCCGGCGGGTCTATTGCAATGGGCGCAGCTGGCGTTGCTCATGGGCTGGACACTTGGGCTAGTTAGACGTTGAAATCAGGCGGCCCGCCGGGGTCGCCGCCGGCCGTGGCATCCGCGGGAATAAATAGCCGGCCGTCGATGCGGACGTCGGGCCAGTCGCCTGGTGCGGGTTTGGGTGGGTCGGGCTCGGGTTTTTCTATGGGCTCGCCGCCAAAATAGCGGACTAGGGTGCGGTGGCTGGGGTCGCGTGGTTTCCAGCCATCGAAGCCGCCTTCGATCACGCTGGGGTTCATAATGCCGCCGCGGGTGTGGTCCAGATTGCAGTTGTGGCCGATTTCGTGACATAGCAATTCTGCGATATTGTCGGCGTCGTTGTTGCGGCAGTAGCTGGGGTCCAGGTAGCAAAACACGCTGTCACCGCAGCTCTCGCCGTTAAACTCGGCCAGGCCGATGGTGCTGCCGCGTAACGGCTTAAACTCGACTTCGATGTTCGCGTCGCCGCCGCTGTCGTCGCCGACGCGGACCAGGTGCAGGCCGAGTTCGGCGTATGAATCAACGACGCGGTCGATAATTCCTTCGATGCGGTCGGCCAGGTCATCCGGCATGCGGCGTTTGTCGACGCTGAACGTGACGCCCTCTTTCTGGCAGGGCATCGGCCAGCTGCCGCTGCCACGGGCCGCCGTGGGATCGGGAAAGTCGGGGCAGTCGCAGCGGGGCGTCCGGTTCATCACCAGTTCGGTAATGGGGCCGGCGACTCCATCGACCTGGCCCAGGTGGCCGCTGCCTTTGACGCTTTCCGTGGCCGCGTCCAGGGCCGGCTGCATCATGTCCTGGTAGCTGGCAATGGCGGCACGGGCCACGTCATCCTGCAGGGTCAGGTCGACCAGGTCGTCGTATTCGACGACGCGGACCTGACGCACGACGGGGTTCCAAAAATGGCCCGTTTTCCATATGTGTTCTAAGGTTTCCAGCTCGGTCATCAAAACAGCCCCAGGAGGATCTTTACTAGGGCCGGCAGGTCAAAGTCGCCGCCGTCGCCCAGGGTTTCCAATACCTGCATCACTACGCGCAGTATTTTGGTGAATCTCAGCCGTCGGCCGCCTTTGGCCGCTGATTGCTGGGCGTCGCTGGCTAGGCTTTTGGCTACCGTTTCCAGGGCCGCCGTATATTGGGCGGACGTGGTCAGCCGGCCGGCCTTGTACTCGGCCGCCAGGGCGGCGCCGACGCCCTGGCGCCAAGCGGTCCAGTTGTCGGCTGCTTTGCGTTCAGCCAGGAATGCGTCGGTCAGTGTTTTCAGCCGGCCCAGGGCGGCTTTGGGCTGCAGGTTACCGCCGCCAATTTGGGAAGAGACGACGGAGTAGATTACGGCCAAGCCGGCCGCGTTGTCCTCCTTCTCTGGGTCGGTCACCTGCTTGGTCAGCTGGCTGACTGTCTGGGCCAGGCCGGCGGCGGGTGGCGTTATCGGGCCGCCTGGGTCGGGCGTCGTGCCGTTTAGGCGGGTGACTGGCAAAGGGACGACGCTGGCCCGTTTGTTGGCGTCCACCGTAATTAGGACTGGGTAACGGCCGGGCTTCCAAGCGGCAATGTCAATCAACAGGTAACCACGTCCGGGGCTGGTCTGCTGGGTGTGGGCGATGCCGGCGGCGCCGACGATTACGGCTAGTGCGGCGGCGACGACGGCCGCTGATTTCATTCTGTGGTTGTGGGCGTTCATGCGTGCTCCTTATTTCCCAGGAAATGCTGCCGGATCTGCTCCAGCATGCTGGCGTATGTTTCGGACGGGGTTAGGCTCATTTCCTGCAACAGCTTCCGTATCTGGTCGTCCCGGTTGGCCAAAACCTGGCGATGGACGTGCGTGGCTAACATGCCGGTTTTGCGGGCCAGTTGCTCGACCTGCTGCAGCTCTGCGGATCGGCCGACGGCCGGGCCCGCTGGGGGCTCGTTCGGAAGTGGCTCGCCGTCCAGAATGATTTGAGGCAACATTTCCGTATGTTACTTGCCCAATAGGACCAGGTTGGTCTGGGGGCCCTCGATGCGTTTGGTCGCGGCCGGGTGCTGTTCGCACCAGGCTCGGTATACGGCCGCGTCCTGTTCGCAGGTCGCGCAGCAGATACGGGTCCAGGCCACGGCGAACGGAACCAGTTCGCACTCGCGGTAATTCTGCCAGAAGGCCTGCCCTACTTCCGGCCAGCGTGTGTTCGCAAAGTCATCAAACAGGATGACGGCCATGTCGGCGGTGGTGGCGGTGGCCAGCAGCATGTCGCAGCGGACGGCGTCGTATTCGTGGGCCCCATCGACGTGCCATAGGCGGGCCGGGGCGGGAAACTCGGCGACGCGCAGCTCCTGGCTGGCCCGCTCGATCAGGCGGACGGGGGCGTCGGGGCAGATACGGCCCATGTGGGTCAGGAAGGTTTGGCGGCGTTTGTCGCCTGGCTCGTATGCGGGCCCGCCGAATGGATCGACCCCGATGGCTTGGTCGCCGTGTTCTTCGGCGGCCACGGCCAGCCCGGTGAACGTGCGGCCGTGGTGGAGGCCGATTTCGGCCAGCGGGCCGGTGATTCCCTGGGCGTTCTGCCAGTCGGCAAGTTCGACCAGCCAGCGGCAGAATGCTGCGTCGGCCCAGCCGTCGATGCCGGCCAGTTGCTGCAGCCAGCGGGCCCGGGGTGTGCTGGGATATTGCCGGCGGACGGTTTGCACCAGGTCTATTTCGGGGCCGGCCAGCTGCCGCATGCCGACGGGCAATACGTGGGCCTGGTTCCAGGTGTTTTTGCCGTGGTACAGGCGGCAGTATAAGCGGGGGTCGTTGTCGATGACGCGCAGCAGCTTGGCGGCCTGCCACTCCTTGGCGAATACCGTGTCCTCGGCCTTGCCCTGGTGCGGGTAACGGTACGGCGTCTTGGCGTCGTGCAAGATGGTGCCCTCGATTCCGACGCCGCCGTTACGCTCGACGCAGCCGGCCTCGGTGCCGTTCAGGTTCAGTCGCAGCTGCCGCGATAGGACGACGGCTTGGCCGGGTTTCCATTGCTCGACCTGGCGGGCCATCCGGTCGGGCGTGCTGTAGTCGTCGTCATCCCATTGGATGACAGCGTCGGCGCCTATTTCCTGGGCCCATTCAATGGCGTGGTTCCGCAGCTCCCCCAGGCTCAGGTCGGCCACTTGGCGGACCTGGATGCGATGGGATTGGTCGCTGGTCAGGGTGGTTTGTTGGTCGCTGGTCAGAATCAACAGGTAGCGTCGGCCCTTGGCGTAGCTTTGATTCTTGAAACTTTTAATGGCCACGGCGGCCAGTTGCTCGCGGCCGGGCTGGGTAATCATGGCGGCCACGACGCACGGCTGGGGGGCCAGGTTTCGGAAATCGAAGCTGTCTCCCGGGTAGCTGACAGACTTGGGGAAACTGTGGCCCAGGGTGCTGTTGTTGGTCCCTTCGTGCTGGCTGAAGCTGGGCGTGTGGCAATATTGGGTTATGCCATCTTCCCTGGCCCAGCGGGCTACGACGTTATCGATGCCGTTATTGGGTCGATTGGTGCCACGGCGCTGCTGGATGGTTTGCCGGCTGGCCAGAAAGCGCTCGAGGTAGCCGGCTGAAAACAGGTAGGCCTGGGCGCCTCGCATCTGCCATTGATAGGGTATCTTGTGCCAGCCGTTGGCCTTGCCGTCGCAGCTTTTGTCTGTAAACAGCTTTAATAGGCCGGCGTCTTTGGGCCATCCGCAGCGTTCCAGGTAGTCACGAACACCAACGGCGAACGTGCAATCATCCTGTACGAGAACGTGGGCGTCGGCCGCGGGGAAACGGACTAGCATCTCGGCGCAGGCAGCGTAGAAATTGGACAGGGCGCCGATGGGGTCGGCGCGCACCACCTGGGGGCAGCCGCCGGGTAATTGGAAGTCGGCGCCGTCGGCGAATATCGTGGGGCTGTGCCAGCCGGCGGCGGCCAGGTGCTCGACCGTCTTGGCCAGGGTGGGTTGGCCGGGCCTTTTAGCGGCCGTTATGCCGACGGCCCAGGACATCCGGGCCTGGCGGTGCTGGCTGCTGCGGTGGATGCAGCCCGCGCAGACGCCCAGCCCTGGCGTGGCCTGGTTCTTTTTCAGCTCGACCAGGCATTCGTCCGGCTCGGCTGGGTGTTCGCATTTGTATATTCGCTGCTGGACATGGCCGGCGCAGCTGGTGCAGGCCAACCGGCGGGTTTCCTCGCCGCGGTGGACGCAGGACAGGTCGAAAGTGGCCCGGTTGATCGGGGCCGGCTGATCGGCGGCCTGCGGGGGTTGGCCGCGGCGTTTTCGCCGGGCCTCACGCATTGATTTAATGTCGGTCATGGGCAACTGACGGGCCAGATTTCGATTTCGTTGGGGGCATTGCAGCCAAAGATGGGGCCTTGTGTTTTCGCCAGCAGGTTGGTGGCGGTCACGTCAAAGCCCGTTTTTTTCCACGTTGTCGAGTTAAACACAAAAGTGGCTTCGATGACACATACGCCATTTAGCTCTAGGCATTGGAATGTCAGCGTGGCGGTGGTTGGTGTGCAGCCGGTAACGGTGCATGCGGCCAGGTTGTCGTCGCCGCTGCCGCCCCAGCTGCAGGGGCATGTGTTGCCGGCAGGCGGGGTCAGCAGGGCGCCGGCGCCGCCGACGTTGGCCCCAGCTGCGACGACGCCATCGTCGACGCAGTCGCCGCAGGGTGAAGCGCAGCCCTTGAAGTCGCCATCGTTGGCCCGCCAGCGGAAACAATCGGTGTAGCAGTCGCTGCTTTTGCATTGGCAGCCGGCGTCAGCGCATGCGATGCCACAGCAGCAGTCGACGTCGGTGGCCAATTTGCCGCCGTGGGCTGATCGTTTCAGCAGTTTGCCGTTTAGGCGAAATACTTTGGTGGGCACGGGTCAACTGCTGGATGTCGGGCAGTCTGTATAACAGAGAATTGTTTCGTCCAGGGCCTCGTCGCCGATGCAAAGTCCATAAATAATTTCGCTGGTTTTGATTAGACAACCATCGTCGCTACTGGTTTCGTCGCTGTATACGTCGGTAACTACGTCTAGCGGTTGGAAAATAACGACGTCGGTTTCCGTCAGCGGTCGACCTGATGGGGTTTGCAGCAGGCATACGCTGCGTTTTTCCTGTACGATCTTGCAGTCACTGGACGGGCTGCCGGTGTCCAGCGGTTCGAATTTGACGTTTTCTACTAAGTCCCACGACTGCAAATTTGCCACGGTGATGTTCGACGTTTCGGTATCGCAGAAGGGAATGGCGAACTTGCGGGTCTGCAGCCGCAGCTGGTGGCAGCCCTCGCCAGGGTCGTACAGATCGCCGCCGACGACTAGCGAAACTTCCTTGTGTTGAATCTGGACGATGATCCAGTCGCAGAAAATCTCGCTGTAGAACAGGGCGACCTGGTCGCCTACCTGGCCGGCCAAGCCGTACAGGTTGATTGCGCCTGTGATGTCGGGCGGACGCTGGCCGAATGGCTCAAATGTGGCGGCGTCGAAGCTGGAAATGTTGCCGTATGTGTCATCGACGCACAGTTTGGCGCCCAGCTCGGCCGTACACCAGGTCGCCATTTGGTCGCAAGCGATGATGACGTATCGGCCGAAACAGCCGGTGGCCGTGTGCTTCTCGTCCAGCACGGCTATGCCGCGGGCCCCAGGCAGGGCGTGGCTGTATAGGTTGGCCCGGTCGTAAACATCGATTTTATTGGTGCCGCCGGTCGGGTCTTTTCCGTTGGGCGCATCTCCCCAGTAGTGGAGGACGTTGGCCTTGGCCTGGCTGGCGCCACTTTCGCAGCCGCCCAGGCCGTTGATTAGCGTGAATTGGATGTATCGGGCGAATCCTTCAAGAAATACTATCTCGTAACGCTGGCAGTCGTTGGTGAATACGGCCCAGCCCTCGAATCCGACGTCGCCCTGCCATTTGCCGACGGTATCGACGACCGTAATCGGGCTGCCGATGGGGTTGCCGTCGCAATCCAGCTGCGTCGCCGCGGCGGTGCTGTCCTGGCACAGCATGGCGGTCAGGCGGAAGCGGACCAGCGTATTAGGCAGCGGCAGAATCCAATATTGCCAGCCCTTGGATCGGCTGGGTATGCGGACGACCAGGACGCGGGTGCCCTCGGCCAGGTACGTGCCGCCGTACACCTGGGCGACGACGTGGCCAATGGGCCAGGTGTATACGGCGCTGCGGCCGCATAGCCCGGGGTTCTCGGTAAAATCCCAGTCTTCGAATTTGACGACAAACGTACAGCCGGCGGACGGGTAAACCGGGTGGGCGGTGACCGTGCCGGTAATGCCACTGCGGATGTTGTGGCCCTGGGGGTCGCGGCGTTTGGCCAGGGCGTCTAGGCTGTGCTGAAATCCGCGGTGCTGGGCCTGCAGTCTGCGGACAGCTCGCGCAATATCGTCGATGCTGTCTTCGTCGAAAGTGTGGATTTTGGCCACGGGCGTCCTAGCTCGGGTTTTCTTCCAGGCCGGCCGTGGCGACGAAGCCCTGGCCCTGGCTGCCGGTGCTGCCGCTGGCCGTTACCACTATGCGGATGGCGTCGCCATCGTCGTATGTTGGATCGGTCACCAGTGTGGCGGTTTCCAGCGTGTCGTCGCTGTCGGCGCTGCTCATGGTGATGACGCTATCCAGCATGGTCGTCCAGCTGCCGCTGCCGTCGGCCGCCTTCTGCAGGTCGACCGTAAACTGCTTGTCTCCTCCGGTCGGTGCCGTGGTAACGCGGACGCGGAAACTGGACAGCGTGCCATCGCCGCGGGCCACTCGCAACAGCTTGGTTTCGCTGACGACGTCGGCACCATCGGCCTGGCCGTGGTTTACGTCAACGCGGTGGATGACCTTGGATGCCGCTATGCGGTTGTTGGCGTCGTTCGAAATAGCGTCATTGTCGAATTGGCCGTCCTGGACGTACACGTTACCGCCAAACGTAACGTCGTCGTGGAATATCTGGATGCCGCGGACGTCTGTGGTCATTTAATGATTCCTTGGAAGAATTTGACGCGGGGACTCCCCCAGTCGATTGTCTTAAAGTTTTCCTGCCGGTAGTGCAGCCATTTGCCGTATACAGGCTCGATTGGTTTTGGCGCTTTGGCCAGGTCGATGGGCTGGCCGTCGCCGTCGAACAGTACGGGTTCGGTTAACGGGTTTTGGTCGTTGTCGACCAGTTTCCGCAGCCGTGGCACTCCTTTCGGCCAAACGTGGGTGCCGGGGCTGATAACTCCTCCTTTTCCGTCGGGGTCGCCGTCCAGGGCCCGGGCCGCCAGGCCACGGTCGACAATCTCTTGAATCCAGGTCGTGTTGTCCTTGGTGCGGCTGGCCCGGTCGATGACGCAGGAAACTTCCAGAAAGTCCAGGCCATTCTGGCGACGCATGGCCAGGCTCCACTCGCGTATTTTTGCTTCCAGCTTTTTGAATCGCATGGTAACGCCGCGGTAGTTCACTTTGAACGGTTGGGCGTTTACGGTGTTGGCGTATTTGTCTGCCTCGTCGCCGTCGAATGTCAGCATATTGCGGGTAACTCGCAATACGATCCGATGGGCGTCTTTTTCAGCCGGCGGGTTAAACGGGACAAGTGCCGAATTCATCGGCATAACCCAGGTGTTTTTGGGAATGAATTGCTTGGCCTTGCCCTTGTAGCCGCCGTGGAATTCGGATTCCTCCACGGGTTCGCTGTATGTGACCATTGACAGGTCCAGCGTCGGCCGGAAATCGGTGGGGACCAGCGTGGCGTTGCCACTGGCGTCCTCTCCTTCTTCGTCCTGGGGTGTGGTGTAATTTACAACCACCTGCCATATGTCGGTGCTGCCAAGTTCGCGGCGGGCCCGGATGCGATCGGCGCGGGCGACACTGGCGGCCGTGTCGCCCGCGTAGTCGTACGCTGTGCCCAACAGGACGACATTATTTTGGAACCAGGTCAGAACCGTTTGGGCCTGGTCGTTGGGGTCATCGACCCACAGCCGCCAAACCGCCGTATATTCGGCGCCCAGCGGTTCCCGGCTTACGCTGCCTGTGCTTCCGTGCCAGTGTAAGGATATGCTTCCTGGTATGACTGCCATGTCAGTTGATTTTGTGGGCCACTACGGTAATTGGTTCGCGGTCGATTTTGTCTTCGATGGCCTGCAGGGTTTTGACGGCCTCTTTCTGTAGCCGCTTTTGTTCCTCGGCCGTTTTCTTCAGCTCTTTCAGCTGCTGGTGTTGGGCCTGCAGGGCGTTGCGTCCACGGTGGGCCGCCTCGACGCCGGCCGTGGTGCCGCGGACGGCCGCGGCGACGCCGACGCCGGTGGCCACGCTGCGTTTCAGGTCGTCGTTCTTCTTCTTCAGGTCAACCAGTTGCTTGGCCGCGTGGGCCATTGCTCGGCGGTACGTTTCGACGCTGATGGCGCCCTTATTCAGGGCCCGGCGGGCCTGCTCGACCTCCTCGGTTACTTTCTCCAGCGGCGTTTTGAATCGCTCTGTTATGCTCTGGCCGATTCGTTCCCATTTCTCCAGTTCTTTCTGGGCGTCGTTGGTGGATTTCTTCAGGCCGTTCATGGCCTGGCTGCCGTCGTGGCCGGCCTTTTTCAGCGCCTGGGCGGCTTTGTTCGCGCCGCCTGTTAACTGCTTGAATTGCCGGTCGACCAGCAATGCAGCGCCGCCAGCTGCTGCCAAGCCGACGGCCAGTTTGGCCAGGCCGATGCCGGTGGCGCCCTGGGCCAGTATGCTGGCTGTGGTCAGCGCTCGTAGTGTTTTGATGACGGCGACCAGGCCGGCGACCAGGCGGGGCACAATGGCAACGGCGGTGCCGAATGCCACGGCCATCGCTCCGATCTGGACGGCCGTTTTTACCGTGTCGGCGTCCAGTCGTTGAATCTGCTGAAGTAGTTTGGTCATCGCCTCGGCGATGGAAACCAGGGCCGGGGCCAGTTTGATGGCCAGCTGCTGGGTCATTCCTTTGGCCGCGGCGTTCATGCGCGTTATTGCGTCGTTGGCAATTTCGGCTTTTCGGGCCATATCCCGGTCGACCGCCAGGCCCAGGTTCTTGGCTTCCCGGGCGGCCTCGGCCAAGCCGCGTTTGCCGGCCGCCATCGTGTTGACCAGGTTCACTCCTTCGCTGTCGAATAGCTTGAAAGTCAGGCGGACACGGTCGCCCTGGTTCTCGACCTTCTGCATGGCCTCGGCGATTTCTGCAAAGGCCTGGGTCGGCGTCATCTTGCTTAGTCGCTCGGCGGACAGGCCCAGCTCCTCAATGGCCTTTTTGGCGTCGCCGGTTCCCTGGGCGGCGTCGCTGATGCGGCGGACCATGCGTTGCAGGCCGATGGCCGCCTGTTGCGTGGTTACTCCTGACAGCTCGGCGGCGTGCAGGAATCCGGCCAGGGCCTCGGTGGTGTCGCCCAGTTTGTCCGCCGTCTTGGCCAGCTTGTCCAGTTCGCCGAATGATGACGTCAGGCCGCGGATCGATAACGTGGCGGCGGCGCTAGCGGCGACGAATCCCAGCAGCCCAGTGGCCGCGGATCGGAAGCGGCCGGTCAGGCTGTTCATGCCGGCGCCGGCGCGGGCCCGCATGTCGTCCAGGTGTTTCAGCCCGCCGCCGGCCTGCCTGGCTTTGCCGCCAAAGTCCTTCACGCTGCCGGCTGCGCGTCCTAGTTCGGCTTTTAGCTTGTCGCTGCTGACGCCCAGCAGAATCGATAGTCGGCTAATTACCTTGGATGCCATTGCGTGCAGCTCGTTGGGCGTTCAGCATGTCCAGGCTGGCGGCCAGGTCGATCTGTGTTTCCGGTTCGGACTCGCCGAAATATGGGTACGTGATATCTGGCGGCGGTTCGTCCAGCTCGGCCAGGGTCTGCAGGTGGTAGCTGATGGCCACGGCCTGCCGCAGGTCGGCCCGGTCTTCTCCCCAGGGTGATAGTTCCCATAGGGCCCGCCAGGTTACAAACTGCGGCCAGGTCATGCGGCCGGCCAGGTTGTCTGGGTGAATAATCCCCAGCTGTGAACACAGGGCCAGGGTAAACCGCCAGGTGGGGCTGCTCTTTAGCTTTTTTTTTCCGCCTCGATTTCGTCGTCGGTTTCCGCCAGGCCGTTGTGCTCGATGGCAGCGTCCGCCAGGACGTTCAGTTGATCGACGCCAAGCTGGTCCAGCACTTCGCGGCGGGCGTCGGCCAGGCGGGCCTGGTACGGGTCGGGGCAGTCCACGTAGTCGGCCACGTCGAACATCAGCTGGCCATCGTCCTCGGCCAGGCTCATGGCCAGCAGTTCGACGCCAAAGTTTAGGGCGTCGGCCTCGACCAGTTCGCCCTTGTCGTTTTTCTCCAGGCCTTCGTGGACGGCGATAATGCGGACCTTTGCCGGCAGGTCCAGCCGTTTCAGGTTGATCGGGCCCAGGCCGCGGACCTCGATGGTCTTAATGGGGTCCAGTTTGGCGGCCAGGTCTTTGCGGCTTAATGTCATGCGGGCTCCTCATACCACAGCTGGTTGAATTCCAGGGCCTGGCGGGCCAGGGCTACTATGCGGGGCGTGTCCAGCTGCTCGACGCGGGCCAGGCCGCCCTGGCCGGGAAAGCGTAGGCTGGCGGGCCGGCCGCTGGTGGCCGGCTGATCGTGCGGCCAGCGGGCGCCCAGCCGCCAGATGTGGGCCAGCTGTTGCCGCAGCTGGGGGTCCAGTTGGTCCGGGTTCAGCTGGTCGATGTCGGCCAGCTTGTTCAGGCCCGCCGTGGCCAGCCGCTGCCGCAGGATGGTTATCTGCTCGGGCTGCAGGGCGTAAATGCGGACCTGGCCAAAGTCGGGTATTTCGACCTCGTAGAAAGTTCCCAGGCGGCCGACGGCCGCCAGGTCGATGGGCGGCTGCTTGGCCGCCGGGGCCAGTTCCTCCGGTTTCTTTTTCTTCTTCTTGGCCATCGTGACCTATTTCCCAGGAAATACTATTTACGTGCGGGTGATGTCTCCCACGCGCAACAGCGTGACCGTCCGCTGGTAGACGCCGCTGGCGTTCAGCTCGGCCGGTTCCAGGCTCAATACCTTGCAATCGAACTCGTCGGTCACGGCGACGCTGTGGGGGCTCACGATTTGTATCCCAAAAGTGGCCTTACTGCCGAATAGCGTGTCGATTTTTTCGTGCTCGCTGTCGTTGGGTTCCCAGAATTGGACGAAGGCGGGCCGGCTGGGGGCCTCGATGCCCAGCAGCGGTACGTCCAGCGTGTCGCCCAGGTCTTTGCCTTCGATTTCCTCCCGGGTGCGGGCCGGCGGCGTAATCGCCGATACCAGCGTCATATTGTCAAACATCGCGTTCGCGTCGTGGTCCGTTTTTAAAACTGTCCCTAACGCAATTTGTTTCACGGCCATTCAAGCTCTCCTGGCTACGGGGCGGGGGTGTATCCTACGATTTCCAGTTCCAGCGGGCTGACCTCCAGGGCCAGGTTGGACGCTATGCCGCGTGGTACGTAATCCTCGGCCTGGCTGGCCACAAAAATGGCCTGCACGGTGCTGCTGTTGCCAAACGTGCCGCGGTGGCTGTGCAAGTCGGCGACCAGTTCCGCCAGGTCCAAGGCCTCGCCGGCCGTTTCGCTGATGCATTCTAGGTCGAACAGTTGCCGGAAAGGTTCAGGACCAGCTGCCTGGTCGATAACGTCCAGGTGTTCGATGTTGCGGCGGGCCAGCCAGATATACGTGCCGCTGTACTGTTCGGGCAGGTAGTTCTGGTGGACGCGGGTGCCTACCAGGGCCGTTATGCCGGCCTGGTCGATCAGAAACTGGCGGAAGTCGGCGCCGAAACTCATGGCCCGGCCTCCTTGGCCAGTTCCTCGGCCAGTTTGCGTTCGGCGGCCGCCTGGGCGGTTCCCTGGGTGGATGCGGCAGCCCGGGCCAGGCTGCTGGTGCCGCGGTGGCCGGGGTGCTGCACTCGTCGGGCGTAGATAACCTGGCCGTGGCTGGTGAAGCGCAGTTGTGTGGCTGACGTGGGCCGAATGGCGTGGGGGCGGACGGGGTTCTCGACCAGGTGGATCGGGGCCGCCGCTCCGCTGCCGCTGATGCCGCCGGCCGTTTTGCGTTTCTTGCCGCGGGGCACTTTGTTGGTGTCCTGGCCGATGACGGCCACGGCCGCGCCGGCATAGCGGCGGATGACCAGGGCCAGGCTGCTGGCCAGGTGCCGGTTCACGCGGGGCACGGTGCGGCGTGCTTCCTTCAATTGCAGGGCGCCGCCGGCCCGGGCAACTTTCGGGAGTACTCGCCGGCGGACCTTCTTGTCGAGCGCATCGAAAGCGGCCGCCGTTTCTTCGATGCCGTCAACGCGAATCATCAGGCGGGGCTTTCTCCGCAAAGGGTCACAATTTGCCGGTGGGCCAGGTTCTCGTCCAGTACGTGGCCGATGTAGAACAGCCGGCCGTCGCTTTTCAGCTGCCAGCGGTCCTTGGCGGTTGGTTTGGCCGTGCTGTGGTAGCGGACGGTAACGCGGACGGTGGCGTCGGCGAATATTTTGCGGGCCCGTTCGGCTTCCCGGCCGCTCAGCGGCTCGACCTGGCCCCAAACGTCGGCTTGGTCGTCCCAATTGGCCGCGGCGTTATAGTCGGGCTGGCCGCGGGCGTTCGTGCTGCCATCGAATCGCTGCAGCGTCAGGCGTTTGTTGAGTTTGCCGGCTTTCATTACTGCGGGTCATAGTGCAGGAAATCGTCGAATTTCAGGTTTTCGATGCGGTGCATGGCCGCCAGCGGCACGTTTCGCAGGGCCTTGTCCGTCGTTTCTTCGCGGTTTTCGTACAGGTGGCCGGTTAGCAGGTTAATGGCGGACTTCACAGACGCAGGCAGGTTTGCCGCCGTCTTGCCGCAGGTGATGGTGTAGCGGACGGCGGCCAGCTCATCCCGGGCCACGGGCCAGATTTTGGTGTAAATGGGTGCGATTAGGCCCGGCTCGCGGTCGGTGATGACCTGGTAATCGGTCAGCACGGTGGCCGCGTTGACTGTTTGCACGGTGCCGGCCGTGTCGGTGTATTGGATCTCGTCCACGGTTTGCAGCCAGCCCAGGGGCAGCCGCTGCGGTTCGCGGGCCGTGGGGAATTTGTCAAACGTCACCTGCCAGGTCGATGTCAACAAAGCCCGGCCGGTGGCCGTTTCGATGAATTCTATGGCGTCGTCGATTTTGCGGGTGACGTCGATTTCAGCGTCGGCGTCATCGATTCGCAGGTGCTCGGCGACCTCTTCGTATATGGCGGCCCGTTCCGTCGGTGCCACGGTGCGCGTCAGGCCGTATGTTGGCAGTATCTGCGTCATGGTCACCAGGCCAAAGTAAAAAGGCGCCGCTGTTCGGGTCAGGCCGCGGCCCGCCTGGGGTCACGATCTTGCCGGGGTGTTATGCGGTGCCCTCGGCGACCGCCAGGAAACTCTTGGCCTCGCCGGCGACCTGGTCCGCGGCCTGGGTAACGGGCAGCTCCTGCACGTTGTAGACAATGGCCAGGATGCCATCGACCTCGCTGTTACCGGCGCTGCGGTCAATGCTGATCCGCAGGTATCGTTCCAGCGGTCGTTTGATATCGACCGCCGCGACCTTGTCGTCGTCGGTGGCGGTAATCGTGGTATCCTCGGTGCCCGCCAGGTCGTTCCAGGCCGCATCATCGCTCGATGTTTGGACCTTGATTTTCGGGGCGGCGGTGATGGCTCCCAGCTCGGTCAGGAACAGGACGCCCTGACCGGGGCCCAGGCTGACGCTGCTGGAATTCACGGCCGTCGCGCCGTTGGCGACGCTGGCGTTCAATCGCTCAATGCGGACGGCCTGCAATAGGCTGGATTGTTTCATCGGTTCGCATCCTTAAAGGGTTGGCTGCAATGGTTGGGCGTTGGGGTGGCTATTCGTCGCCGTCGTCGTCGCCATCGTCCGCGGCCGGTGCCGCGGGCGTGGCTTCTTCGTCATTTCCTACGATTTCCACCAGTGGTTGCGTAAAGGGTGCAGCGCCGCAGCTGTGGGCCTCGGCCATTTCGGTCGGGTAATCGACGACGTCGCCGACGTTGCCGACGCCCGTGCGGCGGACCAACAGCCGGACCTTGGTGGTGGCCGGCTTCTTGGGGGCTGCTTTCTTCTTGGCCATTGGTGAAATCTCCGGGGTTTGGGTTTGGGTCAGTCAGTTGCTTACGGGTGTTGCAACAGCTGCACGGGGCACAGGGCGTCCGTGTTGGGCCGCAACAGGTTGCCGTCTGCGGACAGGTAACCCAGAAATGCGGTCTGATCGAATTCGGCGTATCGTTCGACCAGTCGCAGGACGCGAATGGCTCCGACGCGGCGCAGCTTGTATGACATCAGCTGGCCAAAGGCCATGCTGTTGTCGCCGGTGGCGACGCCGTTATCCATGTCCTGGTTGATAACGTATGGCCGGCCGCCGAAAGTATCGGGCACGCCGGCGGCGATGTTCGACGAAAACAGGGGTCGGCTTTGATCGTCCTTAATCAAGCGCAGCCGCTCCAGTTGGGCGTCGTGGAACATATATTTGGCGCCGGCTCGCCTGCTGATGTCCAGGCTGTGTTCCAGTCCGATGACGTCGTCGTAGGCGATGGCGGCGCCGGCGGCCGTCTGGCCGACGGGGCTGCGGGCAATCAGGCCGCGGATCTTATCGACGCCGGTGGTCGTTTCCGTGTTCAACTTTCTGGCGAATCTGACGCCCAGGGCGGCGGTCACCATGTTGTTGATATTGATAAAACTGTCCCGGTTCAGTTTGGTGGGGATTTTGACCATGCCGCTGCGCAGGTCATGGCTGCCCCACGTCACCGATTCGAATGCTGGATCAACTTCGGCGCTGTTGTCGACGTTTTCGTCGGTGTAGCTGGCGCTGTTGTTGGTGTCGTCCAGAATCGGCCAGGGCATGTCCTCGCCGGTCGTCGTGCTGATCGTTTCCATTTCGGCCAGGAATTGGCCGAATCCCAACATGGCCACCTCTAACTGGCGGACGGCCGTGGCGGGAATGACAACGAATCCGCCAGTTGCGCCCAGGCCGGCGGACAGGGCCCGCTGCTCGGCTCCGTTGGCGGCCCAGTCTTCCAAGAAGTCAGCCCGGCGGTCGGGGTGCATGCGGCGCAGTCTGGCCGTGATTCCTTTGTGGTTTTCGGTGGGCAACAGCTGCATGCGGATCTGTTTGACGCTGGGGTCAAAGTTCAGGTCGACGCAGGCCTGGCGGTGTTCCTCGGTGATTTCGGCGCCGTCGATGCCGAAAGAAAAATAGGATTGCAGGGCCAGGTGGCGTTGCCGTTCGCGTTTTTCCAGTTGTCGGGCCTGGTCGCGGCTGACGCCCAGGTCGCCGTACGTGGTGCTGTCGCTGCCGGGCACGGTGTCGTCGCTGCCGGGCCGGTTGTTGGGGTCGGCCATTGACCGGGCCAGCCATTCCTGGGCCTCGGCATTGACGGCGGCCATCTGGGCCGTCTTTTCTTCGTTTTCGCAGCGGGCTTTGAGGCCGTCGTACTGCTCATTCAATCCGCGCCATTCTGCCGTGGTGGTGTCGTCCCATTCAGGCGGCAGCTGGTCGCGTTTTGCAGGGTCGGTTTCGTCGTCCAGGGCCTTTTTGCGGGCTGCGTGTGCATCGGCTGCGGCCTGCATTTTGCCGGCAACTTCCTGGGCCTCTTTGCGCAGTTCTTGTAGCTTCGACATGGGGCGGCTGTCCTTTCGTTCACATATTGGTAGACGGGGCGGGTTGGCCTGGCGCGTGTGAACGATAGCCGGGGCAGAATTGTGGCAGCTGGCGGGCGTGTATACGTTGGCCTGGCTGCGGCGTGCTGAAGTATATGGGCTACGTGTCCAGCTCGGCCAGGGCGTCGGTCAGGGCGGACAGCTTGCCGTTGTGCTTCGGTACGATGCGGACGCCATGAAAACGCTGGAGGCCCTCCAGGTA